CGTTCATTACCTAAAGAATTAGAAGGGGAAACCCACTAATTCACCCACCTTGGCTCTCGCCAGGGATAGAGAGGGTCTTACCTCTCACCATCGGTATCACAACTCAGAGATAAACTCTGATATTGGATGCCAATCACTGGTCTTTCGACAGGGACGTATACGATACTTCTGTATCATATCCGTCCTCTCAGACGTCATAACGGCGTCTAAAGGAGGACTTTCCCTACCATCAGTAGAGTTCAACCAATGGAAGTAACCGCCCAAGCCGGTGGATCTGCAACGTTGCATAGCCACCAGTCTCTTCCCCGGTTTACCGGGCGAGACAAGCTGAGACGGGTTTCCGAGATCAAACCCCCCCCAAAGACATTTGGGTATACTTTCGACGATAAGAGACCATAGTGGTTCAAGATCGTCTCGTAGTATACGCAATCCCTCAACCGAAGACCATTTTCTAATCGCATTCGCGATATGAATAAGGTCAATAAGGTGAGTGATTGGTTTCCGAATGTAGAACGGGGTGATATCGATTCCTTCATGGTAATGACCTCCACAACTTTCTCGAAAGGGACCTTTATGGAATGATTTGTCGGGATTAACCGCAAAACCACAACACTTGAGTACCCATTCTAGGTCATGATAACTCCCTGAGGGAGCAATAATGTCATCACCATATACGGAAACGGTACCCTTGTAACCACGGCAGTAACATACGGTTCTGGTTATTACATAGAATAGGAGTGATTCCAATTCAAAAGTAAAACCATTACCCATGCTGCTGAACATGGCGTTGACGTGTTCTATACCATCAATGATGGTAACCGGGCTTCTAAGGGCATTCAATAATGAATGCCACTGAGAAGGCAGTAACAACTCAACTAACGCAGTCGTTACGGAGTCGCTGGCTGATGAAAGATCGATAGTAGCAAGGCTACCATCGAGGCTTCCAAGGCGAGCGAGCCTCTGATTCCGACTTTGGTCATTGAGATTGATACCTACCCGACGCAGGGAGGAACGGAAATAATTACCGACCCCCTTCTGCATGAACATGTTTAGATCGGGTTCCTTTGCGGCAACCCGATCGATCGTCGTGTTCTTAGGTACAGTGAATAGGACATTCCCGCTCACGATACGAATATCATAAGAGGAAGTGTCCCAACCCTCCAATTCTGATGAGACTAAGTCCCACCAGGGGAGGGCGGCAGATGTGATATCTGCTCTTCCGATGTACTTACTTGCCGGATGGCTTTCAGTACGCGACCGACTTGTCGAGGCGCCGCCACTAAACGAGCCTATTAAGGCATCGATAGGGACGGTTTCCCCGATAATGTCGACCACCATGGATTGAGCTGTATGAAGAAACTTCGACCACTTAAGATGAGGCAAAATATGATAGCCGTCATCATAAGAATATAAGCGGTCATTAGTAACTTCGTTTACAAGCTCAACATTAAGCCATTTATCAATGGCTCTGGACCTACGCAATTCCGGAGGATCAGTCTCTGTCGAAACATATTTTGACAGGAACTGTTCTTTAAGGTAATCAACCTTTACCGAACTAGGTAAAGAGTTGATTTCCTGGATTACGAGATCCGTCCATGGGTCGGCTAGTCGTCTGTTCGCGTCGTGTGTCGACGGTTTCTTTCGACGTATATGTGGCATTCTTGCCATCATGGCTTACTCCATTGAGGAATGTAAGCGACTGGTTTGCTAAAGCAAACACAATCACGAGGATCGCGAAGGCAAACAACACGATACCAATGAGCCCAATAAGATGGGAGACACTGGTCGTGGATGTTTGATGGCGAGGCATCTTACCAGATACCCTCACCAGCCGTCAGGACGCCGTCGACGAGCGTGGCAGTTGAAGCCAGGCTTGAGGCGAACATCCCAACCGCGTCCTTACGTTCTTGGAGTGACGAGTCACTCGCGAACGAAAAGGTCGCGTCCACATATGCAGTTCGCACGACAACAGGAGTAGAAACTCCGTTGATCGTCTGGGTCTGAACAATGGGCACTGCCAACTTGACAGTGCTCTTCATTCGGCCCGCAGCGGTTTTGCCAGTGGAGATGGTATACTTCGGATCACCGATCGGAACGCCGGTCGATTTTGCGACCACGGCCACACCATTTTCTTTCGATTTTGGAGTGAACGTGTGAGCGACAGGAGTCGCGGCCCGGTCTGTGAGGACCAGGTTTTGCAGCTGAGGCATAGTACATGCTTTCAGTTTGAGTCCTGATGAACAGGACGCGCTAGAGGACGGGGATAATTCCCGGAATCTATGATGGAATTACCATAAATTCCTTTGCGTCCAAAGGGCCACAGCATTAAGTATGTGACCCGTGGAAAATGGATTCACAGCGTAAGGCAATGGAGTTGGAAACCCAGTCAATCCGTACCTTCTATAGTACGAAAAGTCTAGGTCACCGCTTCGTGGGGACTGTTCAACATAGTTCCCAGTCGGCTTAAGCCGAGCATTGATCTTACCGTCCGCATGGACAGCTTTGAATCCACCGACAAACGTGAGCCCAGTGGTTGCGGTTAACGCCGAAAGGACGTTACCTACGGGAAGCCCCCAATCAACAACAAAGCTGAATGGAACAAGCTCCCAAGCAACACTGAGTGGGTTGACAAGACCCAGCCTACTCGCAGTCCTAGCTGGACCGAGATTAGGCATCGCGATAAGCTCACATGAGTGTGATCGTTTGGCTTTGCCAGTCGATTCCCACCCAGCCGTACCAGAATAGTTGCTTACGCTACTATCTGAGACACGGCGTTTGGCATGTATCAACATGGCAGGTTTGAGTTTCTCAGTGAGAACATCATACGTGCCTTTGATATCCGACATAAGAGGAAGCCAACCATAGACTAATTCAAGTCGAAGTTGTGCTAAATCTTTAGCCATTCTCTTAGAAGTAGGCACTTGCGACAAAACACGACCAAGGCGGCCGTGCTTAACATCGCGATATGCAGACAGAAGAGAGTGGAAGCCGGAGGCCAACATGTCAGCTGTTTGTCGGGCTTCTCCGAGTGCAGCCCCGAGCTGTGCCTTTCCATCGGCAAGCTTAAGTAAGCACTCGGTCACAGCTTGGTTAAGTTGATTATTGTCTTGCGCGACGCCACCAGCCTGAAAAACAGGTGGCAGGTCGAAACAAGTGGTGCCCCCTAAAGCATTAGGAGCACCTTCAATAATCGTCTTCTGCACCGTTCCAGGAGCTGGATTCGGCGTATCGGACTGCCAAGCGCCGGAATTCCAACTGAAGTCCATGACGGCTCGCATGTAATTACTTGCGGGTCGCCAGGAGGTTGAAGTTCCGGCAACGACACCCTGCTTATTATTCGAATGCGACCATCGAAAGACTCGATGAACGTATTGATTAAAAGCAGATTGAGAAGAAGTAACACGGCCATCGTTATAAAAACGAGTGGTCGTAGTCACAAACGGATCTGACCATTGGCGATAGGTCGCAGTATATTCATTACTGCGAGCTGGAACAAATGACATTTCCGTTTCTCCATGTCGATTGTGAAATATGCATCACTGCATAAGGCTCATCGAGATGAGGGAGTTAAAAAACTCCTGCC